TTTGAAAAGTACCGGCGGTGTTTCCTTCACTGCTGCATCGGCACAGTATTTTACTATGTCCGTTCCGTATTCCAAGACAAATACAATGTTTATGGTGGCGAGTCCTGTGCCATCAACTACATCAAATATGTACTATGTAGCCGCCTACAGCGGTGGTTATGTAGGAACTATGTTTTTGGGTGGATATAATAATGGTTATGCCGTATATTATATGGCAGAAAATACACCTGGATTTGCGAATTTTAGCACTACTCTTCCTACAAGTCCATTTCTGGCAAGTGCTGTTAAAACATCAGGTGTAAGTTATACTGGATATTATAATGGAGCACAAGTATTTACTGGAGCGGATGGAACAAGTGATACAGCGGCATATTGGCAATATATAGGAGCAGCAGCACCTGGAAACAATTATCTTACTGCCACCATCTACGAAGTTATTATTTACAATGTAGCTCTAACCGCAAATCAAATTCAAGCAGTGAATGCGTATTTAGGAGCAAAATGGAATATTGCGGAGGCGGGTCAAGGCAGTATTGCCCCTGTGGTAAATCCGCTCGCGATCAGCGGTTGTCAGTTGTGGCTGGACGGTGCCGACCAAACAAGCATTGTACCGGTGGTCAGCCAGTGGAACGATAAATCAGGCAATGGATATAATTTAGCGGTAGGATCAGGCACAACGACCTACGTAAATTATGGACCAGGACCGTCGATTAAATTAAATTCAAGTTATCTATTTATCAACAAGGCGGTTAATTTACAGAGTTATACATTTTTTATTGTGGTGCTCTCTCAAACGGCAGTAAATAATCAACCAGTATTTACAGGACGCCCCAATACATCAACAAGTTATGGTTCATTAGACGGATTTGGATTTTATGTAGATTCAACCGTTCCAGATATACGCTTTTATTTTGCTAATAATCAAATAACAAATAATACAGCATCCACTACAATCTCACAGCCATTAGTTTTAGCATCGTATACATGTACAAGTGCGGGTGTCACAAATTCGTGGGTGAATGGTGTTGCTGGAACATCAAATACTACGGGTGGACTTACACGTACAAGTACAGCACAAGGATTTGCATTAGGTGGTGAATGGCAAGGCAGTTCATACGGAAATATCATATCTATAGCAAACACGTATGAAATTATTGTATATAACAGCGTGCTTACGACCACTCAGCGTCTACAAGTAGAAAATTACTTATTGGCGAAATGGGGAACCGGTCGTAACTTTTGGATTGATGCCAGTGATGCTACAACGGTGACAAAGGGTACAAATGTATTAACATGGACTGATAAATCTGGTAATGGAAATAATGCTACGGCTGTAGGAAAACCGGTACTAACCGCAAACGCAATTAACGGAATTCAAGCTATGTATTTAGCCGATGCTCCCTATTTTCTAGGTTCTGTTTCGATTACTACAACAACACTCACATGTTTTGCTGTTGCTACAACAAATTTAACTATGCCAAATGGTCGTGCACGTGACCAGCGTTTAGTGAGTTTAGAAAACTTAACAAATGTTGATTATGGACGAACAGATGGTACTATTGCTCTTTTTAATCAGAATACTACAAGCACTATCGCAACATATCGTGTATCAGGTCCTCTTGCAAATAATGCTATAACGACAGGAACCCCTTTTTTAGCAGTAAGTCAATATACAGGAGCTAACGCATATTTATGGTATAACGGTACAGCAGGCACATCAACAGGAGGTGCATCAAGTGGAAGCTTCGGTATTACAAAATATGGTATTGGTAATCAGGCAAATCCGACAACAGAAACCTGGAACGGTTATATTGGAGAAGTGATTATATATAATACGGCACTCACAGATACGCAGCGTCAGCAAATACAAACCTATTTGGGAAATAAATGGGGTCTTACAGTATCGAACCAGACAGTTGGTATTATAAATCCTACCTTAATTCCTGGATGTGTGTTATGGTTAGATGCAGCAGATTCAACTAGTATTGTAACCTCTGTATCCCAAATGACAGATAAATCAGGCAATGGATATACTATAACACAAAGTACCGCCACATACCAACCCGCGCTCACCAATAACTACCTCACCCTCGGTACCTCCCTCAACTCGTACATGAATATGCCCCAAGCCGCCATCAATAATACTACATCATGGACTCTGTTTCTTGTCTTCAATCCTTCGAGCTCTACAAACTGGATTATGGTCAAACAGTATGATGGAAACAATACATATAACGCACTTTCTATGACGAATTATACATCAAGTGGAGGTGGAAATACAACAGGAACTACAGGCGTTCTCTATTTTCACGCATATAATGCTGGAACGCTTTTTACGGGACCATCTGCACTAACCACCTCCACAAATCAACTTCTCACTCTCATCTGCAACGGAACAAATGTGTACTATTATATTAATGGTGTCTTGGCGGCAATTACAAATGGATCCTTTGCGATTCAATCGCAAACAGGTGCTACGAATTTTACGTTAGGTGCATGGATTAGTAGCGGGTCCCTTGTCAATTCAGGCGTCACCAACTTCCAACTGGGTGAAATGTCGTTCTATAACTCCGCCTTAACGACTATACAAACACAGAAAATAGCGGCGTCTTTAATGAATAAATGGAGCATTACAAATACGTTAGAGACCGCAACAGGGTCATTGGCGGATACACCGTTCTTCCCAACAGATATTACGGGATGTTACTTTTGGTTAGACGGTGCTGATACATCGTCTATGACAATGACTGGTACAAGTATAACCCAGTGGAACGATAAATCAGGTAGTGGATATAATGCAACGGTGGCATCAGGAAAAACCGCAGCAACCTTTTCAACCGCCTTAAATTGTGTATACTTTCCTGCTAGTACCACAGGATATGTAACAAGTTGTCCTGCCAATCCAACAACTGAAACAATGTTTGTTGTATTTAATAATGCGAGTCCAAGCTCAGGTAATAACATTATTATTGGAGGTCAGCGTGGAGCACGCTCGTTCGGAGCAGGATACTCTGCAGCTGGAACTGGTTATTCAGGTATTTTGAACAACGAGGTTGAATGGTATGCACGCCAAGGAGTGTATGCATCTGGAACGACTGCTGTTTATACAGGAATATCTCAAAATACTGGAACAAACACACAATTATCTCAAAATGGCGGAGCATTTTCATCTTATACTGCGACAGGAACTCCAAATACATATATTGCTGGAACAACAACATATTTAGGAGTAGATACAACAACTACAAACTACTACTATATTGGATATGCTATGGAAATCATTTTCTATAATTCGGTCTTGTCTACTGCTCAAATAGCTCAAGTAAATAAGTATCTCAAAAATAAATGGAATATAGCCCCAACATTAACTACACTACCAACACCGGTGTACAATCGCCCCTTTCAACCGGTGGATATTACAGGACTTGCGATGTGGTTTGATGCGGCAGATAATTCAACGATTACGTTAAGCGGATCTTTAGTTACACAGTGGAACGATAAATCGGGTAACGGCTATAATGCGACAAATAGTACATATGTATCACCAACATATTCTGCAACCGGATTTAATAGTAGATACCCTGGTCTGTTATTTAATGGAACCAGTACATTACTTGTTACGGCTGCTATTTTACCTACCCCTGTGCTTTCAGCAAATGGTACGGATACAACAATATTTCTAGTATTTAATAGGTTAACTGGAACTGGCAATTATGAACCATTTGGATTAGGCACAAATTATAATACATACGTTTTACGAGATCCATGGGCTACAGGCAATTCTATTCTTGATATTGGATCATCTGGTCGTGTATCTATAACAAATACTGTAAACGGGCCACAAATTTATTCTTTGTGGCGAAATGGAACTGCTGATTATATGTACAATTACGGCGCATCAATTGGGTCAAACTTATCAGCATCAGGCACTGTAGGAACGACAAGTCAATCGTTTAATATTGGTGGAGGTATAGCAGACGGTGGATATTTTAATTCCTATATTTCTGAATTAATTATCTATAACTATACATTATCAAATAGCCAACGACAACAGGTGGAAGCTTACCTGGCGTGGAAATGGGGACTCATATCCTCTCTTACTAGCGGTCATCCAGGCAGAACATTACCATCCTTCAGCACCATTTTCACACCGAAATCTATCTCATCGTTAACACTGTGGCTAGATGGAGCAGATCCAGCAGGAACTGGTATTACACCTGCAAACGCATCTTCAATAACCACTTGGGCTGATAAAAGTGGTTTGGGATATAATGCTACAGGAGGTGTATCACCGACATTTGCGACAAATTCACTCAATGGATTAGGAACAATAACATTTAATGGAACTTCTCAATATCTTTATGCCTCAACATTTACAGTACCAACAGCAACACATTTTATGATTGCGGTTCATAAACCAAATTCTATCGGCACAGCTGGTACTAGTGGTTGTGATACGGGTATATTAAGAGCACAGAGTAGCGGTGCTTCAGGCGGATTCATAGTATTTCCTTATGCTAGTTATGGATATTACAGCTCATTTAACGGCTCTGTTATTTTGAACAACTACGACACTGCTGGCGCATGGAATATATATGGTGTAAATGTTGCTTCAGGTAATACAGTACAATATCAAAATGGAAGTTTATCAAGTTCTACATCAGCTTCTGTAACTGCTACAACAAGTGACGCGTTTACAATAGGATCTTATTCAGCATACGGTGCAACCCCACAGCAATATTATAGTGGATCTATGGCTGAAATTATTGTTTGTAGTAATACTGTCACTACTTTTCAGCGTCAGCAAATAGAAGGATACCTAGCATGGAAATGGGGATTACAGTCCCTATTGCCAACTACACACGCATTTAAGAAATTCAGTCCTTAAGATAGACTTGTGTTGTAGGAGCATTTCCCGCCGTTATAAAAATCAGCAAGGTATTTCCTCTAAATCCGTAGGATGTTTCAATATTTAAAAAGTTTGCGTCAAATGTTTCTACTTGAGTAGACAAAGACACACCCATTAGCCAGGAGCAGTAGTCGTACATATCACGACTAACACCATCAGAGTTGGGAGACGGATGGAGTAGAGACATTGATAGTAGAGTATATAGGGGAGGGTAACCAATTGACGCCCAGGTTTGAAAGGTAGGATTCATAACGCCCATATTGGGATATATGAGTGCGCCAAGGGTATTAAGATCTGTTGTTTCTTGTTGAACAAGTCCAGCCTGAGTTGCTTGTAATTCGTCAAGAGTCAAAAGGTATGTTGGACCGGTGGCTCCTGTGGAGCCTGTCGCTCCAGTCGCACCAGTCGCGCCTGTAGGTCCAGTTGTGCCAGTATCTCCAGTCACACCGGTAGGACCAGTGGCGCCAGTGTCACCAGTCACACCGGTAGGACCAGTGGCGCCAGTATCACCAGTCACACCGGTAGGACCAGTGGCGCCAGTATCACCAGTCACACCGGTAGGACCAGTGGCGCCAGTGTCACCAGTCACACCGGTAGGACCAGTATCTCCAGTCACACCGGTAGGACCCGTGTCGCCAGTAGGACCCGTAGTGCCAGTAGGACCCGTAGTGCCAGTAGGACCCGTGTCGCCAGTAGGACCTGTATCCCCAGTTGCCCCAGTATCTCCTGTAAAACCCGTCTCACCTGTCGGACCACTCATCTAATTATCAAGTCTAAATTTGTCATGCTCTAAACCCTCTCGCCCTCGGACGAGAGGGTTCTGCCTGCTTCGCAGGGCTAAACTGATACCCGCTCCGCCCATGCGGGATAAATATCAACCGCCTTGGGAAATCCCGCACGCAACTGAATCCATAACGACGGCATTGTTATCAACTTGTCGCCACCCCCAAGACCCAAATAAGCCCCCCACCACGAAAAAGTACTATTTGCACAAATGCCGCCAAGCGTACATCCCATCATTGCTGAAAGCGTCATGTATTCATCGCCTGAAAACCAAATCCATTTGTCCGCAGCAACGGAAGGGTAACGCGCCGGCAGCACCGACTTACACCACGCAATATCGTCAGAGCATACAACAACCGCCGCCCCCGTGTCAAAAAGCCCCAATGCCCGCTCATAGTACCCAGAAAGCTCCACATAGTGGTGCTGATTCAAAGGATGAAGGTAGTCGCCGCGACGGACATGTAAAAATACCGCGGGCACCCCCCAATCACGCGGCACCACCCCAGCCAATGCCACCCCGCCGCTAGGAAAGTACTGCGGTGCCTGGAATGACCCGCTCAGTTTGACATTGCCCATAACACGCGGCAGCTCACGGTACGTCATGGCGTCTACAAACGGCGGCGCTACTTCGGTCCACGTCAACCCCGCAGCCGATATTGTTTGAATCCCAGGAAAATACTCAAGCACTCGGTTTCCGCCAGGCTGCGAAGGATTTGTTTTGATCCATTCTTTGACAAATACGGGCGTATGCCCGTATTTCTCCGCATAGCCAAGCATGGCAGCAATTTGAAACAGCCGGTTACCGAGACCATCTCCAATAGCACAGGTGACGTACATTACATCTATAATTCTTTACACGCTTTAGCCCCCAAACCAAAATAAAAATTCTCAATCCACCTAGATGGACTCTGTCTGTCGGTTTTGTTTAGAGCCGAAAACAGACGATAAAAATCCGTTGATCACCCCTTGCAAATGTAAGGGCAGTGTCCGGTATGTTCATATTCAATGTATAAAGTTGTGGCGCCGTGCTACAGATGTTCCAGAATTTATTCTAAAATGCCAAATGTGTTTGACAAATTATACCATGCCGATGAAACATCCTCTAGAGACTATACCAGATGTACATTATGATACCGTGTGGTTTTTTCTGTCTCGCCCGTATATTCTTGTATTTATGGAACACTATTTAATTGCTATGCTAATGATCTATATATTTGGGCAAAAAATACTAGATGAACCCCACACCTATATTATGCCGCATGTGCCTATATATTCTGTAATGAATGCGTCATTTATGGCGATGTCTACACTTATGTTAGGAACCTACGTAGCATTTTATTTGCCGCACATAAAACAGATTAAAAATAGGAATTTATATACAAAATTTTTAACGCGTTTTCGTCTCGGTAAAGTATTTCCTGCGCCGTATTTAGCCGCCGTAATTTTAAGTTATTGTCTTACATCTGTGTATATATATCCATTCAATATGATGTTTGGGCTGTTATTGCCACGGTTTATGGATATTCACCTGGAAATTTTAAAACAAATAAATAATGATGCGGAATTGTAGGAATGATTCAGCAAATCTTTCATAGCGAAAAAATTCATGGATCCTCTAATTCTCCTACAACCCACGATATTGTATCAATTAAGAATGGCAAGGGATACAAGTTACGCGAAGTACTTACACCAAAGGGGAAAGTTGCAAAACGCACACGGAAAAATCTGAAACCGACAGAAATCCGTCATATTATGAATGGGCGATTCTTGCCCGGTCTATGGCGCAACTGCGGAAATGCGTCAGGTAAAAAGTCACGCCGTAATTCCAGGAGATGATTTTTGAGGTGCTCTTCCTGGTGTTGCTAATCTTTGGCATTGCCGTGGTGGCATATCGTGGTGCTGTTCACGAGTTCCAGATTCTACAGAAAGACTACGTTCCTGACGCGGGATGGAAGGAGATGATGAACGAGCAGTTGCCAATTGTGATTCGTGGACTGCCGAAACATTGGTTGGGCGGATGGACATATCAGAAGACCGCACATAAGACATGGGAAATTGTGGTCCAGGACGGCGAAAAGAAGAAGTTCAAGACGCAGTGGAACCAGTGGCTCCAGACACCCAATAATACAAAGCCGGCAAATCTTGCGACTGCTGCGGATGCCATGAAACTTCATAATAACTTTGAGCACTGGGCGGCAGAGGGATTTCATCAGTGGTATACACTGCCTAATGGTACACCCACACCGTATGTATATCAGCAGGCGGATGTGATGGGTCTGCGCAAGGGTATTGCCGATTTTACCGCGATTGTCTCTACGGACGGTACCCCATTAGAGTTATGGATTGCGCACGAGGGCGCAATTCCTACAAAGCAGGCGGACGATATTATTGATAAGGATCCCTGGGTACAGACGACAAAAGAGATTCCCTGGATCGGTGATGTCAAGTATATTGAGATTAAGCTCCGCCCAGGCAACGCCGTGCTTCTTCCACGACACTGGTGGTACGCCGTGCGTGCTGCGCGTGAGGAGGAGGCGGGACCCCTTCCGTCGTACGCCTGGTTCTGGAAAGGGCATATTCACAGCCCGGTAAGTTGGATTACAAGTGCGCTTCGCCGAGACTAATGGACCAATCCGCAGCATAAAAAATGATATATCTACGAGAATAACCTATTATGGTAGATATGAGTGATGCAGATAGTGAGGGGTCCACCACGACCGATTCAAGCGATGGTGAGTCGGTGTTCACCACTGCCACAACGGCAATAGAGCACGTGGCGGATGTCTCCGAGGTGGAAGCCGCTCTGGAGCAGATGACGGATACCATTGAAATGCTGTGCAACGAAATTGCCAGCATAGAAGAACATTTGAAAACCATGGAACGACCGGTGGCAAATGTTGCGCTGGAGCAGTTTGGTGAAGTGACCTTTCTTGAATCGTCCCCGTTCCGTCATACTACATTTGCGGTGAAGCCGCCAGGATTCGGCGGAATAGACCTGAATAAGCGTTACCCATACAAAGAGATTGTAAAAACGCTTAGGGAGTACCTATTCGAGGCGAATTTGGTTCAGCCAGACGGCACCGTAAAAATGACAAGACCAATGAACCGACTGTTTGAAATTCAGGAACCCGAAACAACCTTTATGAATTTACTTAAGCATTTGCGCAATGTTTTGGTGTGATTAGATAGCGGGTTTTTCATCCATATTGTCATTATCGGTTGTTAGAATATCAGTCGTCTTTTGTACAGCAGAGGAAGTAACAGTAGTAGGTGCATCAGCGCACTTTGTACACGCAAGTTCACCACTGAGTCCTACAAGACCAGGCATACACTTTGTACAGTCCTCATCGCAGTTTGCGCAATCGGCGGGCTTGGAGCAATCGCATCCATCTGGCTCCGCATCCGCATTCTCATCATCTGCATCTTCGTCGGCATTCTGGGTATCATCGCGGATAGCGTCTTCTTCGTCTTCTTCGTCTTCTTCGTTGTCCCCTTCATCGGCATCTTCATACTCATCTGCTGTAAGATCTACAGCAGGCGGAGCAGTATTCTTATACTGCCGGTAGATAACAACGCTGAGAAGTGCAATTTGACCACCGAGAACGGTGGTGGTGATTAGGGTAATGGTAACATGCTCGTTGAGCATAGCCTGAAAGACGACGACGGCAAATTTTAGTATGAAATATAGCGTTTGAAAGAATCCATAGAATACAAAGGCGGCGGCGAGAGGTGCAAGTACAAGATAGGGTCGTAGATGCGCAGGGAATGTTTGATTTGCATACAGAAATGTGAGTGCGCCGAACAAACCGGTATAACCGCCAACGCCGAGAAGCCAAGTCGTTAGTTCACTACTAGCCATTATAAAGGGTAATGCTCCACCCTTGGGTTAACGCCATACGATTCAATTTTGTTGCTTGTTGAAGAAAAAAATGACGCAAGTCTACACAAACGGATTAAAAGCACCACGCACTAAAGTCCCGGAAAATCAAATCTCCTGTTACAGTACCGATGTCTGCCGAATCTATTCCTACTACCGTTCCTACTACTGTTCCTGCTATTCATATTCCTCGCCGTCGTGCAACATCTGTAGATAGTAGTTCTTTGGATGCTAAGAAACAGCCGCTGAAGGCGGAAGCGTTTCAAATTATTACAAAGCGACGATTCCCCAAGACGGAACCACTCTTGGAGCCAAATCCCAATCGTTTTGTTCTCTTTCCTATTGCGAATCAGAAGGTGTGGGAGATGTATAAGAAGGCGGAGGGTAGTTTCTGGACGGCGGAAGAACTAGACCTTAGCCGTGACCGTAAGGATTGGGACAATCTCAATAAGGATGAACGACATTTCATTAGCCATGTATTGGCATTCTTTGCGGCGAGTGACGGTATTGTAAACGAAAACTTAGCAATGAACTTTATGAAGCAGGTACAGATTCCTGAAGCGCGTTGCTTCTATGGCTTCCAGATTGCGATGGAGAATATTCATTCAGAGGTCTATTCCCTGCTGATTGATACATATATTAAGGACCAGACGGAGAAGACGCATCTACTCAAGGCGATTGATACCATTCCATGTGTCAAGAAGAAGGCGGAATGGGCGATTCAGTGGATGGAGTCGGATGAGGCGGACTTTGCCTCGCGGCTCATGGCATTTGCGGCGGTAGAGGGCATCTTCTTTAGCGGAGCATTCTGCTCTATCTTTTGGCTCAAGGAGCGCGGTCTAATGCCTGGACTTACGACCAGCAATGAGTTTATCTCACGCGACGAGGGTATGCATACGGAGTTTGCTTGCCTACTCTACGGTATGCTCCAGACAAAGTTGAGCAAGACACGGGCGCATAAGATGATTCGTGAGGCGGTCAAGTGTGAAAAGGAGTTTATTTTGGAGGCGCTTCCGTGCGCTCTCATTGGTATGAATTCTAAGATGATGAGTCAGTACCTAGAATTTGTTGCGGACAGACTCTTGGTCCAATTGGGTTATCCTAAGATTTGGAATACGGCGAATCCGTTCCCGTTCATGGAGCGTATCTCCCTGGAGGGCAAGGATAACTTCTTTGAGAAGCGCGTATCCAACTATTCTAAGGCGGGTGTAGGACGCACTACCGAGCAGATGACCTTTGCGACTGATGCTGAGTTTTGACGAAGTCAAAACGAAGATTTTATAAAATTAAAATCTATATCCAGAGTATAGAATGGCTCACCGTAATCGCAGCACCCGTAAGAATAATAGCAATAAGAAGAACAGCCGTAAGAATACCCGTAAGACCGGTGGTAAGCGCAAGCTCAATGGTTACATGAAGTTTGCCCAGAAGACGCGCCCAGAGATTCTCCGTACCAACCCGTCCCTCCGCAGCGATGTAGTGGCGGTTGCCCGTAAGATCGGTGAGAAGTGGCGCGCCCTGAGCCCCGCAGAGAAGGCGCGTTATTAGACGACGACGACGACGACGACAGACGAAGAATAAATATATACACTAAGTAGGACGATGTCAAATATCTTGAATAAAGTTATGAGTTTCTTTAATAAAGAACATCCTACTCTAAGAAAAGCGACAGCGATTACCCGCCGTAAAATAGAACCGCTCAAAAATACCCTTCGTGGCAGACAGACGATGGGACCGTATACTCGTAGGAGACTTACGGGTAGACCATTTTTGCCTCGTGGTGCTGAAGCACAGCGTATAACTTTACAAACAGCAATTGCTTCAAATCAAGCGAATCGTTTAGATACTGCGCGTTTACAATCTGTACATAAAGCAAAAATGCCGTCTAAGAAACGATTTCGTAAATCTACTTACATGTAGGGCAGCGTCCTATTAGATTATAGAGAGTAAGTAAGCGAAGCATATTTCCTTCCCAGTTCTTCCATGATAACATACCGGTTCCTGAAATGCTAATAAGTTTTTCAAGATACCGTTTTAAAGATTCCAAGTTAACTTGTAGGTCAAGAGATGCATAGGTCTCTTTCAAGGCACTTTTAGAAAACGACGGCTTTCCCAGTCGCCGATTGACCTCTTCGTGTAGTTCAAACAAATATCCTGTTGTCCAATCATAAAATCCGGTCATAGGTATCTTACGTAGGATGCTAACAGGATGCGATCGTAACCATACGGTAATATGTTTGGAACATTCGGGACAGGGAACAATCTTGGGTAAGCCTTCCAGCAAAAATATCCAATGTTGTCGTTCATCTTCGTTATGTCCAGAGTGTTCGGCAAATCCGTGTAGAATCGTCCATAGAGTAGGACCCCAATCTTCAATAGAGGGCGCATCTATGGTTGGTTTTTCACAGCGTGAGCAAGGCATTTATCCAAAGCAATATTTTATTTCGGTTTTTTTAGCGAATCAACGCATAAAAATTGACGCCAGCAAAAAATTCCAACAACACTGTCATTCTCCTTTGTCATGTCTGCCCCTATCCGTCTCAGCTATGATGGTGATGCTAACCTTGCGCCGATTGTAATTATTCTACAGAAGAGCGGTTGCGCCGATGACAAGCTCGTCATTCGCCCCGCGCGTCGTAGCATGAACTTTGATGTTGAGTTCACCCAGAATACGATTGGTACTCGCAGCGACACCCAGATCGCCCAGTCGGAGCTCTACTCCTATATTGAGCGTTTCCTCAGCGTAATTTACTATGATATCCAGCGTTGCCATTATGTACAGATTGATGTTCCTGGCTACACTTCGGTAATGCTCAATTCTACGGAGGTCGGTGCGTATATGAATACGCTCTACTACCAGCTACAATCCCTCAACAACTGCTGGCCTTATGAGGTGGTAGGACGCCGCATTCACCGTGCGGTGTACCATGCGCATGAGGTAGCAGTGCCTGCACCGGTGCCTGCTGTAGCAGCAGCAGCAGCACCAGCACCAGCACCAGAGTTCACTTCTACGGCAGTGCAGACGGAAGAGCGCCCCAAGCGCGGCACCCAGCGTGTTACGCGCTCCATGGTGCAGCGTACGGCGCATTAAACATTGATAAAAAAATTGATAAACTCTTTTTGATTTAGCACACTATCAGCAGCCGTTCTTACTTTTCCTTCCCTCGTCCTTCTATCTTCCGTCCACCGCCTTCCTCCACTCTTCTTTCCTTTCTACATATCAAGTAAATATGCCTCGTTCTAAGAAGGGTCGTATTTCCGGCACAAAGCGCCAAGAACTCAACTCACAGCGTGCGGCGGCGGCTATCAACGGCAAGACCGACGGTATCACCTTTGCCCGCGTCACGAAGATGGTGGGACAAGGACATGTCACAGTCGCCATTCCATACAAACATGGAATTAAGGAACTCCACGCCCGTATTCCAAATGTCCTAGGTCGCCGCGGTGCCACGCCGATCACCGCAAAGGATGTTGTCGCTATCTATGTTGGCGACGGGTACGACCCAGATGCGCCCGCCACTCCAGGCGAGCACTTTGACATTGTCGCTATTATGACACCAAAACAGGCGTATGCCCTCAAGAAGGACGGTATGATTCCTGACTGGATGACGAACGATATTGATGGTGATAAGCCAGCAGAGGGCGCCGTAGGTGACGGTGGCTTCGAGTTCGCGCATGAGAGCGACGAGGAGACCGGCGACGAGGAGAAGTCGTCCAGCGACGAGGATCTCCGCGCAAAACTGGGCGCAAATCGTCTCGCACACCGCGAGCCGATCGCTGATGGTGAACTCAATATCGACGATATTTAATCCCCAATCTAAACACCAACCACCAGTCTATTGTTAGAAATCCCAGAAATCCTATAAAATTAAAATCAAAAACAAAATAAAAATATTTTTGATTTTACGGGGGCTTATTCGCTTTATTCGGCGGTATACTTTTTAACTACGACGGCGCTTACGATTCTTACGAGTCTTACGCGTATTATTCATTTCCATCGGTTTTTTAAATACAACAAATCTGTTATAAACTTCATCTTCAAATGGTGCGGACACTATAAATGGCATATCCTCTCTGCGAACTACCGACGATTCCCACGGATGTTTTTTCTTTAATAATCGCTTTAGAAACGTTTTGAAATTGTCTAATGCTTTCTCATCATTAATACCTTTTTCCAAAAAATCATGACCTAAAGGTATAACAATTGTGCCACCTGGTTTGAGAATCTTCCAACCATCATCAAAGAGATTAATGAAGACTGAGTAGCCGATTGGGGTTACGCGTGAGAATGGAGCATAAATCGGGCAGTGCTGCGTCCAAATCATCGTTTTGGACTCAGGACCGTAATCACTCCATTTACGATTTGAGGTATAAGGATCTACAAAATCAAGTTCAAATCGTACAGGAGTATCAAAGCGTGGTGGATAAAATACAAATAGTGGTCCATCTTCGGCTTCGTTATGACACGCCACTAAAATATCCATCCCTACTAGTGTTTTCGGGTTTTATTATACTTTGAAAGGGTATACCATGTTTCAAAATCATTTGCGCCAATCGGCTTAAATCCTTTTGTTTTCATAGATGAATCACTATAAAATGTTCCGCCTGTTAATACAAGTATTTCCTCACCATTTTGTGCCTCATCCGCAAACACTAACTCTTCTATTAACCCTTTGATTCTAGGGAAAAACTCATCAACTGTATAGGTCCCATCACCCTTTTGAATCGGCTTATCTTTATTTATTTTGCGTAGTTCTTCCATTACTTCTTTTGTAAAGGTATATTGAATATTGCGTGTGCTTAACCATCGGGCATGTTTAAGATGTATTTTAAATAAGTGTCCTATTCGCTGGTGTTCATCGGGCAACGACCAGTTTCGTTCCACAAATAGTTCTGCCATCTGTTTATTTGGAGTTGTTGATATGAATGGTGTTGTGTTTTTTATCACAGAGTCTTTATTGCCTTGTCCTCTATACACAACCTTATTTGTAAAAACGCCGTATTTTTTAATAATCTTTGCAATATGTGTCCAGCAGGTTTTCTTATCGCAATTGTAATACAACGCAATATAACAAAGTATATATGCCTCCTCTTTTGGAGTAAGCATTACCTTCATAGCAATTCTTACTTAGTCTTTCTAAAACAAAATTGAAGGCTACCGACGGTCTTTAAGCCCAAACCACCAGCAATGCCACTTTCTAGGAATTTGTACGAAACCCAGGATCTCGCCGCTTCCTTACTTCTTTCCTTAGAGGAACGAAATGTTCCTCTTGCTTTAACTATCATGAATGAACTCCTCCTGAGTCTAGAAACGGAACTTGTTCATACACTGCTTGGCTTTGCCTGGCTGTTAGCACAACCGGACAAAGACCTTACTCCGCGGCGCTTTACCGCTTGGCGTTCCCGCCGTTACGATGTTCTTCTCGCCAGTTTTACTCAAGTTCCACTTAGACTTCCACCCTATACACTTGTAGGCGACTATCCACCACCCCCAACGGGCAACTACGCGCCACCAAGAGAATGGTACGCCAAGCCGGCAGGCTGGACCGATGAGCAATGTGGAACTCTGTACCATCATTGTCAACGCGCCATCTACAATAAACAGTGCTGGAGGGCGTATCTAATCGTTCGTCCACTCCTTGCGCATCCAACCGCCTTCACGAGTTTTCTAAGTGCTATTGGCACTTCACCGGAACTTCTCAAATTCACTCATTATCCGCATCTTTACGGGCAAATTCTAGAGCACGCAATGTATATTCTAGCGTATCCGCCGCAGCCAATGGAAATTAGTCTACAAGAGCCGGTTGAGCAGGGGCGGCTCTTTCATATTCGCCCAGAGGCAAGGAATCACTGGAATGTTCAGCCCACCCCGTCAACGAAACTCATAGGACAGCCGAATTTCATCTTTGAAGACAGCCCCTACTGGAACCAACAGCGTGACCGATATCAGATTGACCTAGATATAACTGGGCATATTCATTACGAATCGGAACAACTCTACCAAGAGTTCTTCCAACACAACTTTCCTATAGATATTCCTGATGAATGGTCGCGGGAGGAGCGGGAAAAGAGCCACCCCCATACCCCCAATTACCAGCCAGAGGCGAATCCGTGGACACCCACATTTCACCTACTTATCACGCCCGCTGAGGTGTGCATTTCGCGCTAAATAATACTGCTTTTCAAATGCAAGAATCGAGTCTTTAAAATTCGCTTCAGGGAAAAATGTCACATTGCGTTTACTACGAATATAGGGCATAATCACAGACGCCGGCTGTCCTGTTAGCGCAATGAGCGACATGGCGACGACTGCCGCCGATCGCTGCATACCGGCAAAACAGTGAACAAGTATAACACTGCCATTTTTATGTTCGGATACAAGTTTATAGACGATTTCAGGCGACCAATTTGCCATATTGCGTATTTCCTCCTCTTTGAGGTTATCATCGACCGGTACACGATACTGGCGAGGAATGAGTGGTGAAAAAGGTAAGTCTTTGGTAGCATTGAAGACGGTGTTGATACCGGCAGTGCGTATAAATTCTGGATCGGTTGACGCTTTTTTATTACCTAACCACAACCGGGGCAAAATAAGATGCGCATGATGGTACGACTTTAAGTCCATCCCCTAGTTCTCTAAAACATTATTACAGTGAGGGGTGCGTCCGCGTCTACGATTTCGTTTTCATCGGCATAGATATGCGTGTTTATGAGATTGTATATTTCTTGAGTACGCTGAAGCGAAGATGTGCGCTCACGGCGGCGATATAGATTTTCGTACATATATTTACGGGTTTCCTTTAATAAATCTTCAAATTCATCTGTAAGTTCAGTATATGTTCTATAAGGCAATTGAAGAATACTGATATTTACATAAATCCATATTTTAGAAACTAATTCATCCCATCGGTTTTGTAGGGTGCTCGGCAATTTTCGTTCAACAATATAACTGCGTAAACTATAACTGAGCGAGAGAGACAATTCATGGACCATATCGTCAATTGTTTCACCGTAAATTTCGCGAGTATCATAATCATCTTTCATTTTGAATAATTCATCGGCAGCATTAATACCAAGCTCTATTTTACAGACTTTGGCAAATACATCCAAATTGAAATTTAGTCTAAAGTAATGGATGAATAGTTGTGGCGGCAAGCGATTAATTCCTATCATATTTCGTATGATTTGTTGAGAAATGGAAGTAAGTTGATATACAGTCCATGGAATATTTGTATACGGATTCTTGGGTTCGCGCGGTTTAGGAATGCCGTAAGAGCAATTCTTTAGTGAGGCAGTAATCATATTGAGGATAGTTATAGTATGAAAGACATATTTTGCTTTCGTCTTGAAATCGTATACAGCGACCTGCGAGTGATTAGGAATAGCGACGGTAGTATAGAGATCCTCATCGCCGACAACTCGCGTATCCATTTTAGCGATGAGCCGGCGTTGGACCATTTTTAGAATATTGGATCGCACACATAGATTTAGGAGAAACAAACTATAAATATGGTTTGCAATGTACCTTCTATGAAAGAATGGATTCGGGTTTTTAAGAGATACTGTGCCAGGATTTTGGTAATCGGTAATATCTGGTGCGTCATGTAGAGTATTTATCAATATGTACCAATCTGCGCGAGTTCTATACATACCTTTAATCATAGTATAGAGCCATGGACTATATAAGTCTTTGTTACAGTAGAGAATCGGCACACCGAACGGTTTTATCGGTTCGTTTGAACCGCTACATACATACATCCAATGCCGAAGAATAGATTCTGGTAATTTATAGGGTGGTGAAGGTGGTGAGGGTGGTCGCAGTTTCTTGCCAATTATACCATGACACTTATGGCAGAATTTTGCCACATATTTTCGTTTATATCGGTCAATAAATTTCTCGTATTTTGTACGAAGTTCAGATCTTTTTAGACGAGTATGATTACATATCGTACATTTTGCCCTTGTTTTGACAATAGGTATTATATCTATAATCGGAGCGGAGTTAGTCTCCATTAAACAGTCTCATTAAATTATTCATTGAAAAAAGCCGCACATAGTCAATTTTTGCTAGTCGTATATACGATCCCCTGATCATAATCAATGGTATATCCTTCTACCTTTGTGCCGTCTACAGTGTAGAGAAGTCCACCCTCCCCTGCCCAATAGACAATACCATTTATGCGTACGGGCATACGCCGAGGCAGCGTCTCAAAGTACGGGTCGTTATAAGGGCGAATATCGTGAGCAGTCCGCCGCCGCACACCATCAAACGACCGATGTTTGAAACAACAGGATCCCTCAAAGGCAGTACCGCTACAACGGACCCACATGCCTTCGGTGCCGCGTACCGTCATACAGCATGTTTGACCGATCCACCAAGGTTCAGCACCTTCTGTAGTGATTCGGGTTGGTAAGCCGCGTGTAGGAATTACTTTACGGAGGTCAGCAAACGGAATTTTTGTAATGCGAGATATTTCTTGTAGGAAAGCGTTGTCCATGCGACATAGAGTCGCTTCAAAATGCTCCCATGCGCCGAAAGGAATTCTATGAACAATATCCATACGATTTGCTGCTTACCAATATATGCGGTTCGTGCGTTTCAAATTTTTCACACTTGTAGTTAATGTATAGCGACATAGTAAGCCCAACAAGCCCCGGTTCTAAGGATTCATGGGGTCCTCGTCTATGGAAAGTACTTCATAATATCGCATGGTTAAGTGATCGTACGGATGTGATTTACATCTGGAAGAATGTTATGAAGTCTCTTTCGGATGTAATGCCTTGCCCTATCTGCCGCGCTCATTTGGCAGAATATATGAATAGTCGTGTGATGTTTTCCACGAAAAATGCACACTTGGTGAAGAGTACGGAATATAAAGAACGCATTGTCTATAATATATGGTTGCTGCATAATATTGTAAATACGCAAACTGGAAAAGGAGAGTATCCTATGGATTTATTAACTGCAAAATATTTGGATAGAACTCGTTCGGATATTATTCATGAAACGAACCAGATTCTACGAGAAATTTATGCTGAATGGGAACCCATTGTAATGAAGCAGATTACTATGGGTGCTTTTCGTGAGTTACGCTCAAATATAACTATGCTGATCGGTTTAGTCTCTGGTGGACCCAATTAAGCGGATCTAAGCAGAGCAGACAACTGGTACTGTATCCTCACCGGGCGGTGCCATGGAATTTACAACCTGTAAAACATCTGGTATCATTCCCGCGCCACAGACATCTAATAGATGCCAGTAGCCGATAGCAAGACCTGCGCCTAGGAGGAGACTGAGACCGCCGCCGAAATATGATTCGCAGCCACTGAAACCGCGTCCCATGATGAGCAATAAGAAGACAGCGCCAATAATGATTGTGGTCAGTGTAAATGCCTGGCGAATATCTGCCTTATCTTGATTGGCACCCTTTACGACAGGCATCATGGCAAGGTGTACGGAGTTGTAAATTGTGAATGTGGCAAAGAAGATGGCAGATGATAGCCAGTAGCTGGGCGCAATTATATTCGTACCGGTCGCATCACCAAACTTGCCACGAGGTAAAACTTCGCACGACGGATGACCTTTCTCTAAGAAAATCTGCTTTCCAAATGAGCCGAGTGGATTGAATATCACTTCAAATAATCCTTGTATAACGGATACCGAAAGACCGTTAAATATGAGACCAATTGATACCCATACTAGCGGCAGATATCCTGTAATAGAGCCAAGTATGAGGGATCCCATAAAGAGTACATTCGGGAGGTCATGGTATAGACCTAACAAGAATTGGCGCATTCTTAACATACTCATCCTCCTTGTTCTCTGTTTCTATTATTTTATGCCTGCCGTCCTGCTGTTTGAATCTGTATAAATTGGTCCAGCGTGAGTCCAAGTATAGTAAGCAGTTGATTCTGCGCGTTGCCGTCCAACTTACCCGTCGTAGGATCTATATTGTTTGCATAAAAGGTGGCAAAAGCATCCAATTTATCCGCTGATATCGGTATACCAGTACGCTGGCTACCGCGCACAAGCATCTCACGGAACGCCTGTAAGTTGTTCGCGTCGCCTTTGGTCACAGCACGCGCACAGGTGGGCGCGGGCTTCTTCACTGCCTTTTCGCAGACATAGATAGGTTTGCCGTCGGCGGCACGATTGCGGATGAGCGGGAATGCCAGGATATTTGTTAGGCGACGATCGGAGATGTAGGATAAGAATAATACGCATAAGAGACCGAAGAGTCCGCCGCCGAGTATGCCAATGAACAGGCTGAGCGGTGTTTCGCAAGTGCTAAAGATGCGGTAAAGTGCGCAGACAGTCACAACTAAACTTAGGACAACCAGACCGTAGGTCGTAGATGCCTTTCTCTTGGGCGAGTACTCAATCTCCTTACTGTAGATGATAGGTAGAGCGCCGACATAGGCGGTAATAAAACCTAAGAATAGGGCATAATAACTGGGGAATCCGCTGTGGTCCAGATCGCTAAACATCTTTGTATCGGTAAGTTGTAGGATACGCTCAAATGATACACCGGGAAAATGACCAGAGCATCGGCTGTCGGATTCACGATTGACAATCGCAGAATCACCGACGAAACTGGATAGAAATTTGGTCAACATAGGAGCGATCATGTTGAGCGCAAGGATACTGCCGGTAAGCGCACCGAGCGGCGGAGACTGGAATAGGATAGTAAATAGGAATGCCGCTGCTGTCATAGTATCAGGGAAAGTTTGTAGGTTATATTTAAACCCATCATTCGCAAAACTAATAAAGGACTTCACCCTACGAAGTATTTGATCAGCCATGGGTATTCCCTCCTTCTATAAACACATAATACAAACTATTTCGGGCGTGACCACCCCCACCACCAAAACCCCGCCGGAGTTTTTTGGATTGGATCTCAACTGCGCGATTTATTATTGTGTGCGAAAGGTACAGCAGAAGACTCCTTACACCGATGCAATCAAAGCAAAATGGGAAGCGGACCTTATCGTAGAAGTGATTGCGTACATCAAACAGATGACCAATCTCGTAAATCCTACCGATATCTTATATATTGCAGTAGACGGGGTGGCACCAATGGCGAAGATTAAGCAGCAGCGTCTACGGCGGTTTCGGTCCGCAGTTCAGGCGGAGGAGGAAGCAAGAATCAGGGCGGACGCAAAGGGTGTCAAATACGAGCAGAAGCCGCGTTGGGATACAAATGCCATTACGCCAGGAACACAGTTTATGAAAAACTTATCGTTTGCTTTGCGTCAGTTTGCGAAGATGCGCCCCCAAACGATTGTAAGTCCTGCAGATGAGCCAGGAGAGGGGGAGCAAAAGATTATGGAGTTCATTCGTGCGAACAAGCCAAAAACCGCTGTAATTTACGGTTTGGATGCTGATTTGATTGTACTTTCTATATGGGCAAATGCGACCCTTGGCACGACCCTGTCATTGTTTCGCGAGGAGATGGAGTTTAATGGATCGGTCAAAACCGATGCTCTGGGCGGAGAGAAGTTTCTATATCTTTTGACAGACCAACTTGCCGATGCACTGTTTAGCAAGTATCAGAAAACTCCCAGCCAGCCGAAACCGGAGTTTCTGCGGGATTTTGTGGGGCTTATGAGTCTTTTGGGTAATGACTTTGTGCCGCATGGTATGGTACTGAAGATTAAGGACGACGGTATTGAAGCCCTCCTGCGTATGTACCGCGATCATCTTCCAACTCCTTTTGTTCAACAAACCGATAGCCAATGGCAGTATAATCTTACCGCCCTTAAGGATTTATTCCAACGGGTTGCCGCAACGGAGGAGCAGCAGATTCTTAAGTCGACCTCAAAGAAACTTAACTCGCGCCCTGGTATGACGGCATCCAAGGAGCCAGAGGACCAGGCTCTTGCCCGCTACAACGATCAACCGATCGTGTGGGGAGCAGAGAAGATTTTTGCTACGCAGATTCAATTAGAGGATCGCGAGAAGCCGAGTTGGGTGCTCAAACCAGATTGGCGGCAAATCTACGACCAAGAAGCCCTTCTGGGTGCCGACCCCACAGTCGCTACGAAGGAGTATCTCAATTCGCTTGCATGGACACTGGCGTACTATTCTGGTGCTCCTATGGATCTTCATTGGTACTATCCGTGGTACTTGCCACCACGGATAGAGACGGTCGCCTCCCTACTCGCCAATCCATCGTTCCTGTTAGAAACTCCAGCCACGCCACGGACGCCATTGAAGCCAGAGGAGCAGTTGGCAATGGTGTTACCACAAACTTCGTTTCATCTATTACCGAAGGAGTTTGAGGCGCTTCCAATCCTTTATCCGCATGCTTTTCCTATCCAATGGACTCTGTTCTCATTGGGTAGGAAGATTCTATGGGAGTGCGAGCCGCTCATTCCACTCATCCAGCCGACGCAGATTACACAGTGGATTGAGACTATGTACGACGCCTAGTGTGACGACGACCTTTGCGGTTTTTGAGTGTTTTGCGCTGTTTATAACGGCGGGAACCACCTAACTGGTTACTATTATTATTAGGTGACGGTTGATAACCTCGTGACAAAGAACTTAGTGCGCCTTGAGGACTTCCTGATAGTAAAGAACTTGGCGCGCCTTGAGGATTTAATGGCGGCAAATTGATTGCCAAACTTATAGGATCTCTACGAAGTTCAACTGCAGGAAGAGGTTCAAATCCAGATGTAGACGAATGTGCAAAAGGAAGTCCGAGTGATAAAGCAGACGGTAGAGGAGCAGGAGCGGCGGCGGTGGCAAAAGGAGCAGTCGCAGCAGTCGCAGCGGAGGCAACAGGAGAAGCAAGAGCAACTCCAGATTGTCCTCTTCGTCTAGCTCTGGCTTCTCTGGCTTCTCTGGCTTCTCTGGCTTCTCTGGCTAATTTCTTCGTGTTTTGAAAAAAGGATTGTATTCGTTGTTGTCGTCTACTTATTAATTTTTTTGGCGGTGTTGGTGATTTCGGTGATTTTGGTAATTTCGATAATTTCGATAATTTTTTTGATGGTATTACTTTTTGTCTATAATCGCGCATAATCAGGAATTCTTTCACTTGTCTACTACTAGATTGTTGGATTGTAATAAGATTCCAACCACCATCTATAGCATAAAGTCCTGCTAATGCTAGAAATATTCTATCAATGGATACAAGCCAAAGAACTCTGCCGCTATTTTCAGGTTTTTTCATAATTGCATCTATTTCTTTTAATTGAAAACTATCACCGTAAGATTTTAAATGCAAAATAGTCCTCATAGTTATTTGAAGAGCCGTTTCAGGAGTACTTTTATATAGTTGTTCATATATGTTTACAGCAAGTATAACAAGTTTTACAAAATTTTTAAGATTTTTATTACTTTTTTCATATACTTTTTTGATTTGAGGTAGAAGATGTTCGGCAGGTTTTAACATGTTATTATTATGCATTTCAAACATAGATAAGTTTTCTCTATTGCTTTCATATCCGCTAAAACCTCTTGGTCTTCGTGCACGAGCGTCACTTATACCAGGTGATGGTCCTTTTAAAGATGCTTCATATGCAGCAATAATCTCAGGAGATTGTTTGCCTAGTTCATTTATTTTCATAGCATTGGCAAGACTTTCTAATTCTTTTCTTGCTTCTTTAGAATTTATCGAAGAATTCGATTCACTGCTACTAACTCTATATTCACCACGCTCTGCTTCATCGGCTATTTGAATAAGATGATTCGCACCTTTTAAGATAAAATCGTGCAGTAATCGTTTGAGTGTGCCTTTAGGTAAATTTGCGGAATTATTTGATGATGAATTTGACGATGAAATCGACGATAAATTAGACGGCGAATTCGATTTAACCGCTTCAATTTCAGATTCTATTGAGTCTTGAGATTCATTTAGATATTGTACCGCTTCTATAACTTGTTGTGGTTTTGATGATTTAGTTTTATATACTTCTTCTTTTCGTTTATTATGATATTCACTTAAAATATTAGCAACCAGACCTGCTGCGGCAGCGGTTGGAAATGATAATAATGGATAATCCTTAAATTTTTCTGCAATAACGCTTGTTATATTTGTATCAGTGTCGTTATTTTCATTTGAATTATTTGTTATATCAGGATTTACTGTACATTTTATATTACCCAGTAGACCGACTAAGTCATCGCTAAAGCCTGTAAACGAAAGATTTTTAGTCGTTTTTTTACTGGACGCAGGATCTACATATCTTGTAGCAATTTCTATAGGAACTATACCCTTTTTCTTAACAAATTTTGTTATAGAACCTATGCCAGTAGCCTCTGAGTAAAAAAAATCGTATGGGTTCCACTCGCTAAATAGTGAATCTACACTGTCTTTATTAAATGCTACAGTACGATGGTATTTATTTCTTTGCTCTTTTTTTCCTACATTACTAATAATTCTATGAATGTTAAACGGGAATTGTTCAGGACGATACTTTGATATATATTCACCTACAAGAATTTGAATTGCCACTTCTGTACCAACCGTTTCGTCTATATTTGCCATACCTAATGCTTCGGCACGCTTACGAAGCAAAAGATCCAAATCAGTTAATTTATGTTCGTTGTCAGGAATTGTAATATCATTTATTATACTACTACTAGCAATATGTATGGATTGAATATCTTGTAATACATCCCAGTTGACTATGCTTAGTATTCTATTTATAACACAAACATGTTCTGCTAAACGAGCTTCGGTACAATCGTGAAGGGGTTCTAGTTCCTCCATAAGTTCTCTGAACCAAGTGGGTCTGTGGGCTGGATGCCAACGACCAGCAGAGACTACAGGTGGTTCTGCTGCTGCTGATGCTGCTGCTGCTACCGGTGGTACCGGTGGTACCGGTGGTTCCTCCGAATTATTTGAATTGCTTGGTGCATTCGAAGCCATACCCTAATAAACCCTACGAAAAAAATGAATACCCATTACACCCCAACAAAATCTGTAAAATGCCCAATTACGAGCTAGAGTACATCGGTGCTTCATGGTGCGCCCCCTGTAAAGTTGTGAAGCCAAAAGTTCTAGAGCAGGCGGCAAAGTATGCTATTCCTATTAAGACCTACGACATTGACGATGATGTAGAGAAGATTGATGTAGACGCTGTAAAGAAACTCCCAACACTTCGGGTACTACAAGATGGCAATGTGATCGCCGAATTTACGACTCAACATAACGCCCAACTGGAGGAGTTTCTCTCTAAGACTATCAAGCCGGCAACAACCGATACGGATTTCTAGTAAAGCCCGCTCCCGCGGTCAACCGACAAGAAAACCTTCATCACCCTAAGTAATGGGCGCCGCTCAATCAACTGTAGATCCAAGACATATTCGTATATGGCAAAATTTAACGGCAATGGATTCGGTCCCAGCCCGGATACAGATGATTGAGACATTGTTTGAAGGACAGGAATACGTAAATACAGCGAAGCGTATGGGTCTGTACGGAGCCCTTCTGGGTTGGGTGGCAGCGCAACGGCGAGGCGAGTTTTATCCTTGGCCGTATCCCCAGCCACAGCAGCAACAGCAGCAGCAACAGCAGCAGCAACAGCAGCAGCAGCAGCAACAGCAGCAACAGCAGCAACAGCAGCAAGCGCCACCGCTTCGCTATATACAAACACAGACACAGCCGCAGATTCAGCAGCACGCCACACCGGTAATGCGTATCAATGACTCGTCGCCGAATACAACCACATTGGCAAAAGCCCCTCCGCCACGACGAGCAATGGACTACTTACACGAGGCATACCAACTTCTTGGTATTGATGACTCTAAGCCCCTCACACACGAGGCGCTAAAGTCGGCGTATAAGCGTGCAGCAGTGAAAACGCACCCTGATAAGGGAGGCTCCCCTGAACTATTTGACGGAGTCACAAGGGCATTCCTATACATTCAGGAAATCTTGGAGAAACTTATACCAAAGACGGGCAAGGACGGCAAGGATGTGCGTTTTTCTATCCCAGTCACACCCGAAGAAGCAATGAAGGCGCGCGGTATTACACAAACGGCTCCTGCGCCAAAGAACGCCATGAAGTTGGAGGATGCCCCACCTATCGCGCTCAATCCCAAGAAACTCGATATGAATGTGTTTAATAAGTTGTTTGAAGAGAATCGGCTCCCTGATCCTGATAAGGACGATGGCTATGGCGATTGGCTGAAGGATCAGGATAACAGCCGTGGAACCCAGGCGGCGATGAAGGGTAAGTACAATGCGGATGTATTCAATCGTACATTTGAAGAGGAGGCGAAACGCACAGCAGCGGCACCGAAGGACCAGATATCCAAGTACCGACCACCATCGGAGATGATTTTGGCTCCTGGCTTGGGAACGGAGTTGGGTGTAGGACGACCCGAACAGTACACAAAGGCGAACACCGCAATTACGGGCAGTGCTGGCGGCATTGGATACACCGATTTGAAGTATGCGTACAGTGATGGATCTACCTTCAGTCAGGAGATTGCAGGGGTGTCTCTAGATGGACGACCAAAGACGATGGCAGAAGCGGAGAGGGAGTATGGATCGGCACCACGAGCCCTTACGGAAGAGGAGACCAGAGCAGTCTCTATTTTCCAGCAGGCAAAGGAAGCGGCAGAGATACAGCGGCAGCAACGGTTGGCGGCACGCGATGTGGATCACACAATGGCGCATGACCGCTTGAAGCGGCGGTTGATGATTGCGGAACGATAAAACCAATATATAATATAAGGATGGCAGATAAGTTTGATGCTGCTATATTTTTTGACAACGATCAAGGATATCTTGACACTGTCAAAGAAAAGTGCCCTGGCATAACACTTGTAAAGGTGAACGACACATATCCATTAAAGAAAAGTTCGTTAAACAGCGGTCCATTCAAGGAACTTGTAGATACATTAGGAAATAATTCGTATGTAGAGTTTTTGAAGCATTACAAAGATTCTATCCCGTCGTACGATCCCGATTCTGGTATTCAAAAAGCGGATATTGATAAATATTACAAATGGGAGAAAAATACTACCGGCAATCGTATACTTTTACTGGACTGGGACCTGACAATGATTATGTTTGAAGGCATGGAACTCCCTTATCTCATAAATGATAAAAACTATAATTTTTTCAATCAATCATTTATCAAACCGAAAGATGTGGCAATTGTATATTTTGGCGGCTTGGAGCGTTTTAACATGATCCGTAATTGGTTAAACGATGTTGTAAAAAGTGGTGTTCATATTGGAATTCTTACGAATAATGGGGCGTGCCGAGAGGGGCTGTTTCATAAAATTGTCGCTGAAGTTGTGCCAAAAAATTCGTATGAAATGATGTGCTCTATATTTGCTCCTTACAATGGAAATAAAGGACGATTTTTATTTGACGATCCACGATTTGACGGATTTTGTAAGAAAATAGGAGGGAAACGGAAAACTCGGCGCTGCCGTAGGCAATCTCGTAAATTTCGGTTGAGATAAAAAGATCCTTATAGATTAGAATGAACGCGAGTGCTTACTTTCGTAGAAAGGCAGCCATGTCACACCATTTTCGCGATCACTACGGCGGATCACGACCATTCAATCCGCACGAATTTGCCGCCCAGAATCATTTGTTAGAAGAGAAGGCAAAAGTGGAGGCAAAGGAGGCGGCTTTAAAAGCGGAGGTTGCGAGGGCAGAGGCAAATTTAAGAGCTGAGATAGAGGCAAAAGAGAAGGCGGAGGCGGAAGCAGCGGCAAAGGCGGCGGCAGAGGCAGAAGTAAAGGCGGCAAAGGAAGCACAGGAGGCGCAGGAGGCGGCAGCGGCTTTGAAAGCAGCAGAGGAGGCGGAAGCGGCAGCAAAGGCGGCTGGAGATGCCGAGGCGTTAGCGAAGGCAATTGCGGAGGAGGATGCCGCACGCATTCTAGCTGCAAAGGAAGCACAGGAGGCGGAGGATGCCGCAAAAGCAGCAGCAGCAGCAGTAGCAGCAGCAGAAGCGGAGGCAAAGGCTGCAAAGGAAGCAAAGGAGGCAGCAGATGCAGCGGATGCAGCCGCAAAGGAAGCAGAGACAAAGGCGGCAGAAGCGGCAGCAAAAGAGGTAGATGCAGAAGTAAAGGCGGAAGAGGCAGATGCCGCCGCTGCAGCAGCAGATGCAGCCGATGCAGCAGCAGAGGTGGAGGCGGTAGAAAAAGAGGCAGCGCCCACACCTGCCCCTGAAATTACAGTTGAGTCAACGCCAGAACCGGCTCCTACTGTACCGCTCACACCTTCGTCTACAAATGATTTAATTACTGCGGCTATTACACAGCTTACAGGATCAGGTAATACAAACCCGACAACAAGTGATATTGCGAGTGCCATTGGAGCTGCTATGAGCACGATTGCCGGTCATAAGGCGGAAGCAGAGGCATCTCAATCTTCAGTACAGACAATAACCGAATCAGCACCAGCGCCCGTAGAAGTAGTCGCACCCGTTGATGTAGTTGCACCTGTGGAAGTCGTAGCACCCGTTGAGGCGCCTGTGGAAGTAGTAGCACCCGTTGAGGCGCCTGTGGAAGTAGTCGCACCCGTTGAGGCGCCTGTGGAAGTAGTCGCACCCGTTGATGTAGTTGCACCTGTGGAAGTAGTCGCACCCGTTGA